AGCTATTCCACCAACAGCAGCAGCATCAGAAATAACAATAGTCTCACCACCTTTAAAACCATGAGATATATGAGTTACCTCTACTACTGCACTACCAGACGCAGTTCTAAATGCGTTATTAATTAAAGTTTGTTGTAATACTTTTAATATTGTTCCTGTAGCAGTAGTTCCATTAGTTACTGCTGTGATAAGTATTTCTGAATTACCATACTTTACACGTGTGCCAACGTGACCTGATACAAAATAAGCGGCACTAGTTGTTAAGGTCTTACCCGCACCAGCGGCTGTAGCATTAACAGCTAACGTCACGCCAGTATTTTGAAAAGGATAATATGGTTGGAATGTATTAGTAACAGTAGAACTAGAGGTTAATGTATCGAATGTTTTTATTTCTAACTGAAATGCAGTTGCACTAGTCCTAACTAATAAACGTGGAGCAAAAGAAGTGTGACATATCCACATAGTATTGCTGTTTTGCGCAAATGAATACTGATGCAGATATGCATCATCAAATGGTATTGCATCACCATCTACATCAGCCGTTAATGTAGCGACTAAACTTGTAACACCTGTTGATTGAACAACTCTAAATACTCTTAACTTAGCGTTTTCTATAGATACAATATATTGAAAGTCATCTGAGAATATAAACGGAATTAACCTACTTTGTATATCAGCCCCACCAGTAAAATCTATTACAGCCAATCGTGTGCTGTCTGATGTTGTGACTGTTAAATAGTCTGCTGATTGCGGCCTATCTCGTTTAACAGTAACTACTGCCGCTGCTGGATTAGCTACTGTAAATCCTGATATAGCATTAACAGCAGTATAAATAAGGTCTGCCGTTACATTGTTAGATGTATTCGGTTTATAATAATAAGTATTACCAGATGCAGCAGAAGGACTGCCTGCACCAACAGCCTCAGACTCTAATGTAATTAATGTTCCGTCATAAGTATAAAACTTTATTTGACTACCAACAGCAATGTTAGCATAGTCAGCTACTGTAATTGTAAATGATGTTTGCTCTACAGTAATATCGTACTCGTAAATCTTTTCAGTGCCAGCACGTTTAATTACACCCCCTTCACTTCTAAGAAGAAAGTTTTCTACACGTTGAGCCGAAGCTGCATACACTGAAGAATCAGTTCTTGATATAGCTGATGGACTAATTTCCCCAAATTGGAAATTGTTAACAGGTACTCGAACCTTTCGCATTAGCTACGCCTTTGACTGATAAACCTATTAGTATTAAATTTTCTACTTGTTTGTTGCTGAGCATCACTAGCTCTAGCTTTTGCCATAGATATTGCAGCTTTTTCTTCCATCATTCCTGCCATCTGTACATCTCTAGCAATAGACACTGCAAACATACTAGCTAAAGTATACTCAACTGCTATTGTAAAATAAGAAGGCCAGTCTACTTCTACTGCCCTAAATGTATAATCAGCAATTAAGGTTTCAGTACTGCTTGCGTCACAAAATACTTTGTCACCATATGTTTGATATTCTATAGGAGAATCATTTACAGTTATTGCATGTAACATTATTAAATTAGATGGCAACTGATAAGCTGCATCATATCGCCCTGTTGGAGCATCAGACAACAAACCTAATATTGCTTGCTCTGTTGCAAAACGCCATCGACAATTAGTTAATGCCGCCCTTGCTATGTCCTCATACATATTAGAAGCAACAAGTGCCTCATTAGTAGAGTCTTCAAATGAAGTTATAGGCTCTGCACCGATTAGGATTAAAGCCCTCGAACATACATCTATTGATGAATTTGCTGGTGTTGCCATATGTAGTGTAGGGGGCGGTTAAACCCCCCACTCCTTTTCTAATCAGAATCTGTTACTGTAATTGCAGTACCATCTGCAACATCGACTACCGAACCTGTATTAGATAAAACAACAGTCCACGCTATTGTGGGAGCATTATTATCATATACAGCAACTAGGTCGCCAACATTCATCATTGCAGCTGCGTCATTAAAGTAACCTGATGCGCGAACAACTGATAGAGCGTCAACACTTGAATAATACCAAATGTTGTAGCCTCCACCCCCTGCCATGCGCGTTAATCCAGATGCACCATAAGCCATTATAAAGTCCTTTCCCTATTAGTTGTTGTCTAGAAGTTCATAGATACCATTGTCGTCTATTGCGACAGCACCCATGGACATCATTGAAGTGGTAAGATGAGAAGCTTTTTCAGGAATATAATTCACCTCTGTAGCAACATCAGCATTAATACCAAGGCCAATAGCATTGGCATGATATGCCATACTTTTACCTGCGGCTACTGCGGCTGTTGAGAAGATATTAAATCCTAAGAAGTTCTTCATTGTCATTCCACCAGCAAACGGAAGATTTTGAGGGCCAACATAATCAGATGATGCAAACGCTGTAATTAAGAACAGGTCTGCAAATCCTTTAGGATGCATAGCCAACCACCTTTGGTTGTCTTCTGGAACTTCTGCCGCACCCATTGTTTCAAACAATGATAGCAAATCAGCTACTTCAACAGCAGAGCTTGTATCATGTATTTGAGTAGAGTTTGCGCCAGCATCTAGAGCCGCAACAATTAGAGCATCTGTTTTACGACCAAGTGCGGACGCGGCAGATGTGGCTACTGCTTGACGCTCATTGATATTGGTTTTTAACTCATCGAGTTTATCAATATATTCAGAGGCGTAGTAGTCAGCCATTGTTGCTTCAACGGTTGTGTGGGCAAGCTCCATTGGAGTTACCATACCGTTACGAGATTTTGTTGTTGCTTCACCTGTTCCAATTTTTTGGAATCTAGCCACACTACCAGTTACGTTAGTAGTTCTGACAGTGTTACGCAGTTTAGAACCCATACGTTGATACGCAAGATGCACATCAGATTCAAACTGCTTGATGAAGGCTGTGTCTATTGAGTTTGCCATTACAGCTACCTTTCATTAAGTTGCACAATTATTTATATCGTGGGTGTCTGCTTCACATAGTCACCGTAGGTATCCAAAAAGGGCTACTCAATGCATCACAGGCCGTGATTCTAAATTATAAACATTTTTTTTAGACAAATTGCAACGCACAAAATGAACATAATTAATATTTTCTCCATCAATTACAATATCAATCTCGAATCCTAGCCAAATTGCCCACTGTATTATGCGCTCATTGCTCTCCAAGATGTTCATATTAAGCCTGTAATAGTTTCCATGCAAAAATTCTACTAGAGTTGGAGATGCTTTTAAAAAACTAAACCAACTTTTCTGCATATCTTTTGCAAACATTGCCCACATTAGCCCAGTTTGATAGCCGTCAGGCTCTACACCTACAATACCTAATGGCTTATCGGCCTTCTCAATTACATAAACATTCTTTTTTCTAACAAATTCCATAAAGAAATCTAAAGGTTCCCTGTTAAACAAAGATAATTCAAACCTGTTTTCTTCACTAAGCGTTTCTGATAGGGGAATAACATGCTTCATATGGGCAGGAACTAGAGTTAGCAGCCCCTGCTTCATAATGTAATCAGCCATAAAGTTTCTTAAATCCATCTTCAATAGACTTAACGTAAGCAGGGTCACGTTTAGTTACGTTATGGTATCTTTCATCAAGCATCATAGTTCTTAAATCAGACTCATTAACTTTATCAATGCCATCTGAACTGGCGTTTAATGACGGCCCTTTCATGTTTTCCATGATAAGCTCTAAAGCAATAATACCTTCATGACTTTCTGCCATACGTTCTATTGCTGGCATAACCTCTTGAGGAAAGAATTTATTAGCAAAAGCACTAGCTGCATCAGTTCTAGAAGATGCTTGGTCTCCAAGTTTAATCATCTCATCATCAAGATTAATTTCGCTTTCGCCTATAGCGTTCATATATTTCTCAATGCCAGCAGAAAATACATCCTGACCGTAACCATTATCAAATGAATGTTCAGACCACCACTGTAATAGCTCACTTCCAATAGCTTCACCCTCATCTATTCCTTCTGGTAATGTATAATCACCTTTGTTTTCTGGGCGATTCTCATATTTAGTTCTGTTAAATTCTTCTTCTATTTCTTTACGAATAGTTTCATCTTTATTCCCTAGCTTAGACTCTAGTTCTTTATAAGCTTTAGCTAAATCTTCACCTGTTTTATATTTTTCTGGCAACCATTCTGGTCTATCAGTAGTTTCTACTACTTCTGTTTGCTCTGTTGTGTTTTCAACTTCTTCAGTTGATGTATCTAATAATGTTTCATTCATGATTTTTTCCTATGTGCATGTTGTACGCGCCTTTCAAGAAGACCAACTATATACCTCTGACCTTCCAAATGACGCAATTCCTCTGTTGTTACATTTGGGCCATTTACCATCTCTATTGTTATG